GCGCGCACGACGGCCCAGATGGCCCCGGCCATCACTCCAAGCGGCGGGATCGCAATGGCGACCACTCCGGCCAAGAGCTTGACCCCGTCCGTGATCTTGTCCCAGTGGATGTCCTCGCCGGTGCGAAATGCGTTGACCACGTCCGTCCACGCGTCCCTCAGCTCGCGAAACGTGGTCTTGAGTTGGTCGAGGAGCTCCTTGTGGGCGCCCTCGCCAAAGAGCCTGTCAATGGCGCGGCCGATGAGGGAGTCGCCCCCCTCGAGAAACGTCGCCACGTCATCGAACGTGAGATAGAGAGCCACGAGCGCCGCGGCGATCGCCGCGATCGGCCAGAGAAGCGACCAGAAGGACGCGGCCAGGGTGACGATCGCGGTCGCCAGGGCTCCGCCCGCGACGACGGCCGCGATCTGAAAGGCGTGCGAAAGCGCGTGCGTCTTGGCTGCGATATCGAGCATCCACCTCGCGATGACGGTCGCCTTCGCGATGATCCAGGTGAATGCGGGGAGGAGCGCGCTCGCAACCTTGCCCTCGATGGCCTCCCACACGAAGCCGAGCTTTTGCGTCTCTCCGCGCGCCCTCTTTGCTGCGGCGTAATACTCGTCTCCGAGCACGTCCGAGAGTCCCTTGGCCTCGCGGAGCTGCGCCACGAACGCCTCCTTGCTCTGCGCGAGGACGGGCAAGAGCACGCGCCACTGCCGCCCGAAGAGGGCCATCGCCGCCGCGGCCTTCTCGTTTTGATCGGGGATCTTGGAGAGTTGATCCGCGACGTCCTCAAGCGAGTCGAAGAGCCCTTTATTTTTCGGTTGGAGGTGAAGGCCCACCGCGGCGAGCGCCTTCGCTGCGCCTCCGCTTCCGTCCTCGAGCTTGCCAAGAATGACCTGAAATCGTCCTAGCGCGTGCCCGGCGGCATCGAGGTCGAGGCCCGTGTTCGCCGCGATCATCGAGAAAGCCTTCAGGTTCGTCGCCGTGACGCCCAGCCTGTCGGCGAGATCCTGGACGTGCGCCGCGGCCTGGACCTGCGCGTCGACGAAGTGGAAGAGCCCCGCCGCGGCCTCGGCAATCTCCTTGATCGCGAACGCCTCCGCGACAGCGACGGCCGCGAGCTCCGCCTGGGCAATGAGCCCGTCGAGCTTGGCGTTCGCCTTATCGAGCTTCGTCGTGTCGACCTCGACACCGAAATACGCGAGGACCGATCGCAGAGCCCCGGTCGAGTCCGGCATGGCCTATCGAGCCTCGGGCGCGTTCGCGGCCATCGCGAGCTCGTCACGCACGTCCAGGGCGTCATGCGCGTCCTGCAGGTCGTCGATCGACCAGTCCGTCTCGAGGTCCCGGAGTCTCACGTGCACCCTGGGATCGGATAGGACGCGCCACACATACCAGTCGATATGCTCCGGGATCGCGACCTCGACTAGCTTGGCGCCGTGACGGCTGGCTTTGACGGCGGCGCTGGGCCGCTTTGCCCGAGATCGCCGAAAAAATCGGCAAAATTCACCTTCACGCAGAAGGCGAGCCACTGGACGAGATCCATGTATTTGCCGGCGAAATGCGCATCAAAGACGTTATCGAGCCGCGGCATCTTCCCGTCCTCGAGCTTCACGAAGGTCTTTTGCGCGAAGAGATCGCAAAAGTAGGACAGGTCTCCCTCGCTCAGCTGGACGCGAGAGATCAGGTCGCCGAAGTCGATGTCGCCACGGAGCTTGCCGCCCGCCGACACAAGGCCGCCGAGTGCGGGCCCGAGCGCCTTGACGAGTCGCAGAAACGCTGCGCGCCCAGCGATCGCGCCGAGCTGAGATACCATATAGGTCGAGGCGCCAATGACGCGCTCTTCGGTCTTGAACATGATCGAAGGGTAGGAGCGAAACCCATTCGGACCCCCCGCGCGACCTAGTTGTTGCCGTCGTTTTCGAGCGTGAGCACCATGGTCAGCTCCCACTCGCGAACGGTGGGCGCATTTCCAAAGGTCCGCTTCGGGCGCTTGGAGATCCAGCACGCCGTACCGGCGAAGATGCTGGTTCCATTCAGATCCTGGATGAGGAATGGACCGATCCCCGCGCCACCGGACGCGTTCTGGTCGAGGTTCGCGAGCGCGGAAAAAAGCGAGTTGGCGATCGAGCTCTGCATCAGCTTCAGAGTGCCTTTGTTCACGCGATTGTTGATCCGGTAGCGCACGACCTCGCCGTCCGCGCCCACCTTGTGCCCGAACGTTTCCGCCTCGGGCTCCATCTCGAGGACCTCGTTCTCGTCGAAGCCGGTCGATACGCCGATCCCCATGAACACCATGAGGAGCTGCGATAGATCCCAGTTTTTCGTAGCGGGATTGGTCTCGACGCTCATGACGTCTGCTCCGGGCCGCGCGTCACGGGAGCACCACAGTCCCGTTGATCGTCACCGACTGGATCGCCCCGGCCAAGGTCGCGGTGAAGCTGATATTCGGGACATTGCGCGCGGCGACATTCGCGAGTGGAATGGTCGCGACGAGCGGCGCGGAAACAGTCGGGGCAGGCGTGCCCGCGAGGCCGCCATTCTGAACGCCCTGGCCGAGCACGCCTTTGAGGGCGTTGACGAGGATTCCGACGCCGAGATCCGTGTATGCGATCTTCGCGTTCGCCACGAGCTGCGCGTAGAAGGCCGTCTGGACTGCGTCCTTGAGCCAATCGATGAAGATCGTCGTGTCGAGGAAGGTGCCCGACGGCGTGATCCCGGAGATGAGCGAGGGGACGTTTTTGAAGATCGTGTAATAATTGCCGTTCGCAGCCGTGAGGTTCGTGACGGCATTCGAGGTCAGTACAGATGCCGGGTCCGCGGGAACGCCGATCTCCTGCTTGAATGCCGCAGTATAGGAGCCCGGAGTCTGCGGCAGGATGACACCGAGGATCGCAGCGCCTCCGTAGGAGAGCAGCGACGAGCCATTGAACTGGCCCATGTCGCGCTCGTAGTCGAGCGTCTTCAGCGCCGTGAAGACCGATGCGCCCGAGGCGATGTCGGCCGCGTCCGAATTGTTCCAACAGAAAACGTGCGGGCCGTTCGCTTCGGTCCAGGCGCATGCGGACTCGATTTCGGCGAGCGAATTGCTATCGAGAGCGAGCCCGTACCAGCCCTGGTCGACCGCATAGATCGCCGCGAGGTCGGTCTCGATGCCCGGATCGGCGGTCACGTCCGACAGCGCGAGGATGGGTGCGCCGAGCGCTCCGACCGTCATCCAGTTTGCGATCGAGTTGAGCTTGCCGACGGCTTGCGTGATGATCACCGTCGCACTCGTCGTCGACGCGGTCCCGACGTGAGCCGGGGTGATCGCATTGATCGCCGCCGCAATCGAGGTCGCATCCGTCGCCGCAACGCCGGTCGATGGGACCGAAACCAGGGTCGTGACGCCGAGCGATCCGACGATCGCGAAGGTATAGGCGTCGAGGGTGCTCGTTGAGCTGCAGACGAGGTGCAGGATCTGCGTGTACGGAAGCGCGCGACGGCCGATCGCGAACTGCGTGACCGTGGGGTTCTGATCCAGGATCTCGGCTGCCGCGAGGTATGCCGGCTCCGTGACCGCGAAGCCATCGGAGACCATGCCGGCGAGCGAGCTGTAGTAGCGAATGAGGCTCGCATAGTGCGTGTGGTAGGCAGCGACCATCGGGATGCCGAAGTTCGCGCTCGAGGGCGACGTCGCCGAGACGAGGATGTTGACGTTGATGATCGTGTTGAGGGACGCCACGCGTTAGCCCTCTCGTGTCTCGCGCTTATGCTCGGCGAGCCCCGCCGCGTCGTCGCGGAGCTTCTTTCGTCGAATCGCGTCCGCCTCGCGGAGCTTTGCAACCTCGATCGCCTTCGCGGCTCTCGCTCCCGCCTCCCGTGCAGCGCCCGGCTTCGGCGCGGGCAACGGGTCTCCGATTCGGGTGGCCATCAGGAGGGCCCGCGCATGGATTGGCTCACGAATTGAGGATAGTGGCCCTCACGTCACCGGCGTCCCGTCTGGTTCGAGGATGGTGGCCCCGACGTCGTTGGAGCCAGGCGGCGCATTGATCTGCGACTGCCCAACGGTCTCGATGATCGCTCCCGAATCGTCGACCACCTGCGCAGCGCTCATCCACGACAGCTCTACGTCCATCGTCGAACGCCAGATCATTCGGTTATCGATGTCACCCTTCTCGGCGTAGTTCAGCGAGACCGTTGGATGTGTCCGCACCCACGCGAGATTTGCGGGCTGCAGGAGCGAGTTGACCGTCAGGCTCCGGCGGTTGTTGAGCTGCAACCGGATCGACTCGAGGACGTCCCACGCTGGGATCTCAGGGGCGAAGCTCCGCGCGTCGATCGTCAGCGTGAAGACGCGAAGGCCATAGAAGACGGAGAGGTAGGCGCCCGTCGTTGCATCGAATGTCTGTCGATAGTCGTCCTCCCCGACGCTCCGGAAAGCTCCGATCGAAAGCTCGATCCACGCGCCCAGCGTGTCATTTCGTAGGCCCTCGAACGGCTGCGGCTCGACCTGATAGATGACCGACCAGCCCTCGGGCGCGTAGTCGCAGATCGAGAGCGTCGTAATGAGATTCCGGATTGCCTCGCGCGGGATTCGCGACATGCGGATGAGCGGAACGGGCGGCGCAACGGCGGTCATAGCGCGATCTCGTAGGTCAAATTCGCAAGCAGGAGCCCGTAGTCACGCAGCGTCTCCGTGCTCCTGGTCGCCTTTCTTCGCAGCGTCGAATCGGCATTGGGCGGAGGGGTTCCCGGCGTCGATTCGCGGAGCGAGCGGACGGCCCAGAGTCCGAATCGCACGAGCGCCTGACGGGAGGACAGCTTGCCCTCGAGCACCTGCCTCGTGAGCCGCGTCTCGAGCGCGACGGCTTCCACGCGATGCGTATCGAACCAACTTCGGAGAAAGGGTCGCGGCGGGATCCGGCTCGTCCCGAACTCGTTCCAGATGCCGACCTCGAGAACCGTGCGGCCGTTCGGATATGCCTTCGAGGCCGCGGCCGCGAGAAGACCGACGCGCACGCCGCGCTTCGGCTGAAGCTCCTGAGCTCGCTTGAGGAGCGCGCCGTAGCCTCGATCCACGTCGGTCACGCGACTCATCAGAGCACGCGGAAGCCGCTCCCGACGATCTTGACGAGCTCGATGTAGTGGAGCCAATAGCTCGTCGTTTTCCCGTCCTTCGCGACCATGCGCGCCTGCTGCCCGAAAGGCGAGAGAGCGAGCCGGTGCGCGGTCAGGTAGCCGTGTCCCTGCCCGGCGAGCGCGCCCCACACGCACGCATCGATCATGAGCGCGGCATCGTTCAGCGTGGCCGAGATCAGCGTGGTACCCGTGGCCTTGAATTCGGGATATCTAGCCTGAAAATCGCTGAGTGCGAGCGGGAACGGCGTCCTTGTGACGACGGCGGCCATTAGCCGGCGAGCTTACCGACGGGCCTCGGCGCCTGGCCTTCCGCTGTGCGGCCCCGAGCGCGCTCCTCCCGCGTCTGGAATTGGATCGGTACCGGGTGAACCGAGACGTTTGAGGGCGACCGATAGAGCCGGTCGTATTCGGCGCGCGTGGAGACTGCCTTCTGCACGGGCGCCGGATCCTTGGGCGCGCCGACCGGGGCACCGATCGCGGGCGGAGGAACGAAACGGGCGGTAGTGCCGGGCAGCTCCGGCTCGAGCATGACGGTGTCAGGAGGCAGTTCGCGTCGGGCCATAACCCGAGGATAGCACCGTCACCCGCTCCGGTATTTGGCGAAGATCTTCGCGACCGTCATGAGGTCTTCGTCGGACCAGGTGGAGACGTCGAACCGTGATTCCGGCGCGACGGACCGCAGATCGTGGAGCGCCTTCGCCGCGGCCACTCGGGCCGACGCTCCCTCTCCGGGCGAATTGGCGATCTCCTGCAGCACGCGCTCCGCCAAGGCGCGCGGGGACTCGATCTCACTCACGGCGGATCGAATCCTAGACGCCACAGAATGGCCTTAGCCGTCCTGTTTTCGGCCATCTGAATGCACTTGCTGGAATCGATGTGGTTCGCACATCCGATGAATCCCATGATCCCCTGGATCCGGAGACGACGTAGTGCCTCTCTCGCGCCATAGCTAGCGCTCGGAGCCATGACCTGAAACGGGCCTCTCGATCGTCCGCGATCGCCGAGCGCGTGTATGCGGAACGTCGACTCATAAGCCGCGATATTCGCCAACTCCAGCGCCTCGATCGGCGTCGCATCCGTGCCCGCGATGTCGGCGAGGATCGCGCTCACCTCATAGAGACGGTGCGCTACAAGGCTCGGCCATGTCGAGAGGACGAAGGAGAGGAGGTAGGGGATCATGGCCGGTCAATCTCTAGACGAATCCGCACGTCGGCGACACGGCGCATCTTGCCCGAGCGCGTGAACACGCGAAGCTGCCCGAGCGTCGATGGCTCCTGCCGATAGATCCATGCGATCGCGGGATCGGCATCATCCTTCTTGAGCCAACGCGCGACCCCATCGCGCAGCGTCTTGAGTGCAGATTGCAAGTTATCGCCGTCGAGCGTGCGTGGCCCGATGCGAGTGAGCGTCACCGCGACGGGCAACTCGGGGCGTCCCAGCGGATTCAGTGCGAGCGCGAGCGCCTGAAGCTGAGCCCGGTTCCGCGCATGCTTGGCCTGCCACGGCTCGCGCTGATTCGTGAGCGACACCGTCCGGATCGGCAGCTCAATGGAGAGGACGCGGACGCTCATGCTCGTCGCGTCCTTCGATGCTGATCGGCCTGTGGACACGTCGCGAAGTGCATCACGGCCGCTGTCCCCATTGCCGCACGCTCTCGTCGAGCTCTCGCCTCGTCCGATCGACCGCGAGCCGCTTCCCCTCGCGCGCCTTCTCGAGCCCGATCATCGCCTCTCGATCGCCGATCCTCGACGCGTGCGAGTACCGCGCGAAGAGCTCCCGCGCATCTCGGCTCGCGTCCCTGTACGCGAGCAGCTTGATCGCGACGTCGACCGGGATCGCCAGTCGATTGATACTGTCGTCCGGCGCGGCATCACGCGCTCCCGTTCCCTGAGCCCTCTCTTGGATCGTCATCTCCCTCTTCCTCTCGCTGCGCGGCCCCGAAGTGGACGGAAGGTGGGGAGGAC